CACGTCCACTCCCCCACACCGGTAGTTCCACCGGAAGTGCGAAGCTTACGCACTGATCAGATCGCAGCCCATTGGCCCGCAAACCAGAAGCGGAAATCCTTGAGCCAGAACCCAAATACAATGACCCGGAACTGTCTCCACAGGATTTCTTACTTGCAGTAATGCACGACAAGCGGCTGCCGATGGCAGCACGCATTGACGCTGCGTCCAAGGTTTCTGTGTACATCCATCCCCGGTTAGCGCAGATCACGCAGGATGTTACGGCTGGTGTCACGATTCGCATAGAAGGTGGGCTTCCTCAGTTACCTGGTACGAATATTATCATGCCTGAGCACGCGAAGCAAGCTACATCCCCGGTTAAGGGCAACGGTCACGATCCGGAATCCTAGAAATCCATGCCACGTTCCCGTTTATCCGCACATGAGTTGCAGTAGCCATAGTCTGGACGGATTTTCACCATTCGACCACAGCCCGCACACTTTTTACGAACGCTGTGTCGTTGGGTCTCAAAGTAGAAATCAATATCGTCCTGATCCCTTATTTCGTAGTGGCCGAAGTTGTCGTCGTAGAAAGATCCCGTAGCTCGTCGCCGTGTCATCACTTCACCTCATGAAAGATTTCTTCCAATTCCTCTTGAAGCATGTAGGGCCAGTTCTCTTTAATTCTGGCCCATATAGCATCTGCGTTTGGCTCCATACCCCTATCGCGCCGCCGCTTGACCCACATCTTCATCACTGATACTTTCCGCTTATCGGCCATTTTATCGACCATTGGGTGTGTAGACTCCGCGTGCGTTTGGGATTAAGGTCATCTCCAACTCGGCCTGGGTCGGTTCTCCTGTTGCTGGCTCAGGCCCTCTTTCTTCACTTTTCCTAAACCGGAACCAGAGTTTGATTAATTCACCAACACCGACCAAAAATGCGATGAAATAGTAAAGTGGCGTGTAATCTGCCCACGGTTCATCAAGAAACAAAACACCGATTACATTGAGTGTAAATAAACCGAAACACAGCCAAATTCCTGCACGTATAAATTTCCCTTGTGTGAGGTTGAAGAGGGCCGTGATCGGTGAGCCAATCAGCCAGCCTCCTAGGCAGATTGCCATACCAATCGGAACAAGTAGTATCAATGCAACCACGAACCTCTCCTTTAACCTTGTAAAGTATTATAGCAAGTTGCAAATGGGAGTGCAAGCATCCAATGGTTAGTACCCTCTACACTGCACCTCACATCACACTCGCCCCTTCGCATCTGTATGTGCAGAAGGCTCCTCATGTGGATCCTGCCTCCACAACCGGTCAACGTCATTCCGGTGCATCACCGCAGTCCCCAAGCCCGATGATGTCCGGTAAGGGGAAGTCGCCTCCCTCCGCCCCCCAGTCGGCTTCCCCACCTAAATGAACGTAATCGCTTTTCCTCGCGCCAGTGATGAGCATGTCATTGTCCTGCCGTCGCTTCATGAAGGCCAGATTGATGCGTTCAATCTGCCCGGTCGGTTTAAAGCTCTACGTTGCGGTCGGCGATGGGGAAAGACCCAATTTCTAAAAACGATTGCTTGCGACTTCGCGGCCAAGGGCGCACAGGTCGGATGGTTCGTTCCAAACTATCGCTATGCCTCCGAAGCGTATAGTGAGAATGAAGTTACACTAGAACCGGCTGTGCGCTCTTCCTCGCGCAATCTTGGAATTTTACATACGACGACTGGAGGGCGAATTGAGTTATGGACCTTGGAGGATGAAAAAGCAGGTCGTTCCCGCCGTTATCACCTTGTTATTATTGATGAAGCTGCGTTTACGAAAGCTAATGCTGTCGACATTTGGACGAAAGCCATACGACCAACGTTACTTGACTTTCGTGGCGCGGCGATCATCGCGTCGAACACTAACGGCATCAACGAGGAAAATTTCTTCTGGCGGATCTGTAATCTCCCCGAATACGGGTTTGTCGAATATCACGCCCCTTCCCACAGTAACCCTTTCCTCCCGGCCGATGAACTCGCTCGTTTGAAAGAAGACAACCATCCGCTCGTTTATGCCCAAGAATATCTTGCAGAGTTTGTTGATTGGTCTGGTGAAGCATTTTTCAGCTTGGATAACATGCTTTCTAATGGGCACCCTGAGCCGTATCCCGAGCGATGCCTTTATGTCTTTGCTACCCTTGATACAGCCGTCAAGACCGGTAAAGAGGCTGATGGGACCGGGTGCATCTATTGGGCGTACGAAAAACTAGGGGATGAACTTTGGCTCAAGATCATCGACTATGAGTACCTTCAGATAGAAGGGAGCATGTTGGAACTATGGTTACCCGTCGTGTATCGGAATCTGGAGGAGTACGCATCGAAATGCGGGGCTCGTTTGGGTCACCGGGGGTGCTTCATCGAAGACAAGGCAAGTGGGTCAATCTTGCTTCAACAAGCGCGACGGAAAAACTTACCGGCAAGCGAGCTTCCACAGAAACTCACACAGCTAGGAAAGGCAGAAAGGGCCATTAATGTGAGCGGTTATGTGTTTCAGGGTAAAGTTAAGATTCTGGAAACGGCCTATAATCGTATCATTACATTTAAACAGGTGGCCAAGAATCATCTTCTTGGACAGGTACTTGGATTTCGTGTAGGTGATACTGAGGACCGCCAAGACGATTTACTTGATTGTTTCTCCTACGGTGTGGCCATCGGTCTCGGCAACTACGAGGGATACTAATGCCAAAGAAGAACAATGGAACACCTCCTCAGGAAGAGGATAGAGTTGTCAATCAAGATGAGGTGCAGCCTCAGGTTGCGACAGCACACCCGGTCACATCTGCCAGTGTTGGTACGGTATTAGTGACTGGTGCAGGATCAATTAGTGCTTTTACGATGAATCAACCTACATCTACATCCACCGACGATACCACCCAATTGGTTCTGGTAGATGCAGCAGCAATTCCCACTGGTTCTCCTAAGATTCTTTGGGCCGCAAATCTGCGGGCCTTGGCTTGTATGAATGAACCAAGACCTGGGCTTGCATTGACTCCCGGTTTGACTGCTCCGACTTGGCCGAAAACTCTTATGAGTGCAACTGCTATCCCATTTACGAATGGGTGTTTCGTTCAAAGTTGTCCTGCTAACACGACGTTTACGGTGACTGCATAAATGCCAACTGTTCCATCAGCTTCAGTTGGCACGACTCCTGGTAATGCACTCCAGGATCTGTTGGTCGCGCCCGATATCGTGCCCGGTGATGTCGTTTCATACGAAACCTGCAAGGAAATCTATTTATACCATCCACTTGGATCGCGAATTGTCGAAGGTCCAGTTAGCCTCGCAATGGCGCAAAAGCGCACGATCAAAGTTCCGGATAGTCCAGGCGAGTACTGTGTGGATGCCTTTGTTGATGAATGGAAAAATCTTGCTGGTGATTTCCTTGTGCATAATCTTCTTACTGTCAGCCGCATATATGGCGTTGCTTCTATCGCATTACTTGTTGATGGATTAATGAGTAATGAGGTCATTAATTATTGGGATCTCCCTGATCTTAATATTAGTTTCAACGTACTTGATCCTCTTAATACTTCCGGATCTTTGGTTCTTAATCAAAATCCCAATGCAATGGATTTCATGAAGTACACCCAGATTGCAGTAGCTGGGACCGCTTATCACCCTTCCAGGACAGTGACAATTACAAATGAAAAGCCTATATATCTGGGCTATACTACTTCTGCTTTTGGCTATGTCGGTCGCTCTGCTTATCAGCGCGCTTTTTATCCATTAAAGTCTTACATCAAGAGCCTGATCGCTGATGATCTTGTTGAAACTAAAGTTGGTGTTCTGGTTGCCAAGATCAAGCAACCCGGTAATTTTGTTGATAACATTATGTCCTGGGCGGCCGGTTTCAAGAGGTCTCTGGTCAAAGAAGCAGAAACAGGTAACGTCCTCAACATTACTCCAGAAGAAGACATCGAATCCCTTAACATGCAGAACCTGGAAGGTCCGCATGTTCTGGCCCGCCGCAATATTCTTGAAAACATTGCGAATGCTGTGGATATGCCGGTAAAACTCCTCACCCAGGAATCTTTCGCCGAGGGGTTTGGAGAAGGATCGGAGGATGCGAAAGCAGTAGCGCGATACATGGACCGACTCAGGGAAACCATGGATCCTGTATACCGGTTCTTAGACCGTATCGTAATGCACCGTGCCTGGACCCCCGCCTTCTTTAAGATGTTGCGTAAGAAGTTCCCGGAAAAGTACGCGGATACGACGTATCGTGAAGCTTTTTATGAGTGGACAAATAGTTATCTAGCAGTATGGCCTTCGTACCTGCGCGAACCGGATAGTGACCAAGTCAAGGTCGATGATACTAAGATGAAGGCCGCTATCAGTGTTTTCCAGATTCTTGAACTTAGCTTCGATCCTGAAAATAGGACTCGGCTTGTGCAATGGCTTGCAGACGCAGTTACGAATAACAAGCTTCTTTACTCCAGTCCGTTGGAACTTGATTATGCAGCTTTGTTAAAGAAATTCGAGGAAATGGAAAAACAAGAAGACAAAGAACAAGAAGCAGCATTAATGGGTGGGATGGGTGGTGGACCTGGAGGTGGAAAGTCTAATGGTAACGGAGGTGACCCCCGCAAGGTTCAGATTCCGAAGGTGAAGATGGCGCGTGCTGATGATGCCAGTGTAATTCGTTTGTTGGAGCATATACAAAATGCCTCAGCGGTCGCAAGTAACCAAGGCGCTTAGATTTTTCCACAAGAACCCAACCGTCCCGACCAAAGGTGTTCGGTTTATTGCGAACAAGCTAAAAGAGACTGAGGAAGAGAAAGGTGAAACGCAACGGTACCTTAAGTCAGCATACACTTACTTGGAAAGACAACGGCACCCTAATAAACGAATGCTGCGGAATATCAAACGGTTAAGTGGAGCCTTTAATGCCTCTGACTGAAAAAGGTGAAAAGATTAAGGGCTCTATGGAAAAAAGCTATGGCAAGGAGAAAGGCGAAGAAGTTTTCTATGCTTCTAAGAACAAAGGAACGATTTCTGGTGTAGACCGCACTGATGATAACCAACACATGGGATTCACTAAGGGTGAGGCACCAGAAGTTGAGAAACTTGTTTCGATGTGTGATGCATTATCAACACGTATGGATGCGTTTGAGCATAGACGAGCAATGCAGAAGACAGCGCCGGTGAAGCCTCGTACGAAGGACAATATGCAGCCATCGATGCCTCATCCCAAGGAAGTTAGGGAGCCTGGGTCTGCATGATTATAGCGGCAGGTATTGCATTCAAGGCTCCTACAGGAAGACTTCTATTCTGTCGCAGGACTGATGGCATGGGTTGGGCATTTCCAGGCGGTGTGAAAGATGACATTGAAAGCGTGGAACAGTGTGCCATCCGAGAGGCTTTTGAGGAAACAGATTTTCGAACTGGCCATGTCGGTAAGCTATTGTGCAGACGTGTTAAAGATGATGTTGATTTTACTACTTTTGTTTTTGATTGTGATGGTGAGTTTACACCACGGTTAAATCATGAGCACGATGCATTTACGTGGGCAACACCAGAAGCAGCAGAACAGCTGTACTTGCATCCTGGAGTTAGAGTCGCTCAACATAAGATAAAAGGAATGAATGAATTTGAACTTGCAGAGGCCATACGTGATCAAGAACTTGTTTCTCCGCAGTACATCGAAAACATCTGTTTGGTTGACATGCGGATTAGTGGAACAGGATTTTCATATCGACCAAAACTCAATGAATGGGTCTACCGGCGAGATACAGTATACCTTACCCCTGAATTCTTACAGCGATGCAATGGCATTCCTGTTATTATGGAGCATCCTTCTACCCAAATACTTAACTAAGACGAATTTGCACAGCGCGTTGTTGGAA